AAGCAGACTATGATGCTGAAGAATGGAAAAGAAACAGACAAGCAGAATACCCATCAATAGACGATTGTATCCACGCACTATTAGATGGTGGCGATACACTTACAGAACTACAAGCTAAACGAACAGCTACTAAAACTAAATATCCGAAATCAGGAGCGTAGACCATGCTCTTCGGAACATCATCATTTTCAGGAGTAGCTTTTTCAGCTATACCAAGCACAGTTGGTAATGTAAATGTAAACGTATCCGCTAACCAATTAACTATTACAATTGGTAGTGTAGGTATTATTGCAGATTCAGTCGTAGAAAATTTAACTGCAAATCAAGTTACATTAGGTACAGGTACTTTAAGTATTACTGGTACAGCTAATGTCGGTCCTCTTACAGGATCTCAAGTATCATTAGGTTTAGGAGCTTTTGTAGTTACCGCAGGAGCTACTGCAATTACAACTGGAAACGCATTGACGTTAGCGACAGGAAATGTTACAGTAACAGGTACTGCAAATGTACTACCTACTGGTTCAAGTTTAACATTAAATACAAACGAACCAGGGGTTATAACGTGGAACGATATAATACCAGGAGCAAACATGGTTTGGACACCAATCAAACCTTATTAAAATTATGGCATCAAGTTATTCAACAGATTTATCATTAGAACTAGTCACAACCGGTGAAAAAGCTGGTCTATGGGGAACAATCACTAATACTAATCTACAGTTATTACAAACAGCAGCTTCAGGTTATGTAGAAGTAACTTTAAGTTCTGGTACTACCACATTAAGTTTGGCCGACGGATCGGCGAGCGCGAATGGTAAAAACCTTTACATTAAACTTACTGGTACTTTATCTGGTAATGCTAGTTTAGCAATGCCTGCATCTACAACAGGTGGAAATGCAAATAGAGTATTTTTTGTAGAAGATGGAACTACTAGAGGTGGTGCCGGTGATAGTTATACAGTAACTTTACTTACAACAGGTCAAAGTGCAGGTACACAAGTACCTCTTCCAGAAGGTGCAAAAGTTTTAGTTTATTCTAGAGGTAGCGTTCCTGCTACTACATTATCAATGATGGAAAAAGGATTTACAACAGTAACTGCAGCTAGCAAAACTTCATACACAGCAGTAGCTGGAGATCAAATTGGAGTGGACACAGTTTCTAACCAAGTAACAATAACACTACCGGCATCACCTGCAACAGGTGATGAAGTAATTATAATGGATGTATCGGCATCAAATGGTTTTGCAACAAACAAATGTATTGTAGGTAGAAACGGATCCAATATTCAAGGTAGTGCATCTGATTTAGATTTAACTGCAAACAATCAATGTGTAACTTTAATATTTACTACTGCCACAAAAGGCTGGCAAATAAAAACTAACAGTACATCATAGGAGTAAAGGATGCTTACGAAAATTAAGTTTGCTCCTGGTATAGACAAGCAAGACACTGCTGTTGGGGCCGAAGGCCGTTGGGTTGATTCTGATAATGTAAGATTTAGATATGGTCTTCCAGAAAAAGTAGGAGGATGGCAATCTTTACTTAATGAATCTATCGTTGGTGTTGCTCGTAAACAACATGCATTTGTTGATAAAGAAGGAAACAGATACGTTGCAATAGGTACTGATAAATTTTTACTTATATATTTTGAAGGTCAATTGTATGATATTACTCCAATTAAATCTGCAATATCAAGTATTGTAATGTCTTCTATAAGTGGATCACAAGAAGTCGTATTAACTTTTTCAGCTGACCATAATTTACAGTCAGGTGATATTATTTTATTAGATAATGTGAATGTACCTAGTGGTGTAAATTTAACTGACGCTGCTTTTGAAGATAAACTATTTCAAGTAACAAGAGTTACATCAAATTTAATTGCAATCGTAACTGGAACAGAAACTGCAGATGGGTCTGCTAACGGATCTTGTAGTGTTATACCTTATGAACCTGTTGGTCCTGCTGCACAATCTTATGGTTATGGTTTTGGTATTAGTCCATATGGTGGAATTGTTCAAGGTTCTGTTACAACAACTTTAAACGGTGCATTACTAGCGGATACTAATGGTACCGGTGGATCGGGAACCGTTATTAATGTTACATCTAACGCAGGGTTTCCTACAGCAGGAACTATAGCGGTTGAAAATGAATTAATTACCTATACTGGAAAAGGAACTAATACTTTAACAGGTATTACTAGAGGTGCTTTTGGAACCGCAACTACAGGTACTTCAAATGGTCAAGCTCACTCTTCTGGTGAAGTAGTTACTAACGCAACTGATTGGGGTGGATGGGGAGATGCAGTTGATGCAGGAACAATAACTCTTGAACCCGGACTTTGGTCTTTAAGTAATTTTGGTGATGTATTAGTTGCAACTATTGCAAATGGTAAAACTTTTACTTGGAATTCAGATATTTCAGCAAGATTAGCAACAAGAGCTTCAACAACCACATCAGGATTTCAAACCACTAATAATCCAACAGCAACAAGAGTAACTTTAATTTCACCAACAACTAGACACTTAATTCATTTAGGTACAGAAACTACAGTTGGAAGTGCATCCACTCAAGATGATATGTTTATAAGATTTTCTGAAGATGAAAATATTAATGGCTATACACCTCAAGCAACTAATACTGCTGGTACACAAAGAATACAAGATGGTACAAAAATTGTTGGAGCATTGGTTGCAAAAGAAAATATTCTAATATGGACTGATAACGCACTATACACAATGAAATTTGTTGGAGCTCCATTTACATTTGGTTTTGAACAAGTTGGTACAAACTGTGGATTGATTGGTAAGAACGCAGCAATTGAAATTGATGGTGTTGCTTATTGGATGGGTAATAATGGTTTCTTCTCTTTTGATGGTACTGTTAATACTTTACCTTGTAGTGTTGAAGATTATGTTTACGATGATGTTGATACTACAAAAGGTCAACAAGTAAACGCAGGTATTAATAACCTATTTACAGAAGTTACTTGGTGGTATCCATCATCAGGATCAGAATTTAATAATAGATATGTAGTATATAACTATGGTCAAAACAATGCACAATTACCTATGGGTAATTGGTATACCGGTGTTAACACTAATTCTATTAGAACAACTTGGATTGATTCATTAGTATATCCAAAACCTTATGCTACTGCTTTTAATAGTTCCAACACAGGAACTTTTCCTGTTGTACAAGGTGAAACAGGATTAGGTCAAAGCGTATTGTTTGAACACGAGTCGGGGACCGATCAAGTAAATCCAGATGGTAGTGTAACCGCACTTACTTCTTTTATTCAATCATTTAGTTTTTCATTACAAAAAGATCAAGCAGAAGTATTTTTAGCGATGAGAAGATTCTTTCCTAATTTTAAAGTGTTAACTGGTAATAACCAAATAACATTATCTATAAAAGATTTTCCATCACAAGATGATATAGAAACTGCATTAAGTCCTTTTATAATAAATTCTAGTACCTTAAAGGTTGACACAAGAGCAAGAGGAAGATATGCAAATATAAAGATAGAAAATACTGGTGTAGGTGAGTCTTGGAGATTTGGTACGTTTCAAGTTGACATACAACCAGATGGAAGAAGAGGATAATGACTAAAGTTGTAGTAAGATTACCTGAACCTAAAAAAGAATATAGTGAAGATAATCAAAGACAAATTAACAGAGCGTTAACTACAATCATTGAACAATTAAACTCTACATACTTAACACAACTTAAAGAGGACTCGGAAAGATATACGTGGTTCGGATTAGGATAAATGGCAAATATATATAAAAACCAAAAATTAGATTTAACAACTAACACAGTTACAACTTTATATACTGTAGCATCTAACTCTAGAGCTATTGTAAAATCTATATTAGTTTGTGATGATACAAATAATGGTAGTGATATTACAGTTGACTTATTTGATGGAGATCCAGCATCAGCTAACAAATTTACTATATTTCAAAATAAAGCTATAGCAGGTAATGCTACAGAACAATTATTAAGTGAACCTTTAATAATGCAAGAAAGTGAAGTATTGCAAGTAACAGCAGCGGATGCTAATAGACTACATGTTGTAGCATCTATATTAGAAATTAACAGAGAGGATAAATAATGCCGTTTATAGAAACAGAAGCTTCAGTTAGGTATGAAACAATTAATGGTCAAAGAGTACCAGTAATTACACCTAAAACAGAAGTAACACTAACTAACACAGAAACAGGCCAAGAATATATGTCAGACGCAGAGGCTATGCAGGATGTACAAAACCCTAATACAGCTACTAAATCTGAACATATACGAAGGGATGTAAATGTGACTGTGGAAGAGATAAAGATAGGCGCTGGATTTAACATCAGCGATTGACGATTGAGTAAAAAACAAGTAAAATGCACGATACTGGCATATATACAAGACTTGCCTTCTTGCATTTCAACAATATAATATAAGGAACTATGGGATTTTTTTCTGGAATAAGACGTAGAATCAAAAAGATTATACCTAAAGAGATTAGGCCGGCTATACCATTTATAGCAGCAGCCATGATACCAGGAGCAGGTGTTGCTGGATTAGGTCCTGTTAAAAGTAAATTTTTAACTTCGGCAATTGCTAGAGGATTAAGTGATGACGAAGCAGATGTAAAAGATATTTTTAGAGCAGGTGCATTGGCAGCTGCCCCTACTGCGATAAGCGGTGGACTTGGAGACTTTGCACAAAAATATGGTGCTGTAGGAGATACAGCTGAAAAAGCTACTATGTTAACTAGAGCAGCAGATTTTGCAAGCAAAGCTAAAGAAGGTATAGAAGGAGCAGGTGCATTAAAAACTGTAGGTGCACAAGCGGCAACAGATTTTGGAATTAAACAAGCAGAGTTAAATGAAAAAGCATTAGAACAATACAATGCAGATTTATTATCTAGAGGTATCAGAGACAAAACTGAAAGAAGAAGTGCAATCTTTAATATCTTTACTGGTGCTGGTTATGATGAAGACGAAGTAAATGTTATGCTAGATAAATACGGGTACAAAGATGGTGGTAAGGTTAAAGGCGAAATGTTGAAAATGAGCATGCAAGGGTTTGGAGAAAAATATTTAGAACGTTTAAAAAAATTAAAAGAAAAAAAAGAAA